AGGTTTATTACTTTCATCATATAACCCATCTGTTAATTTTATACCTAACATTTCGTTCCAAGTGATGCTAATGTTATAATGTTGCAATAACCATATAGATAGGTCATTTACGAGGCTAAAAGGGTTGTTAGGATTAATCTTATACATCTTTCCTTGATTCTTTCTATGCCACTCAGAATCATTAGGAATATATACTTCATTACCTTCTCCTGGAAATCCCATTTTACCTATATCATGATTCAATGCAACAAAAATTAATTCTTCTTCGGTATAACCAGACATATCTGCTCCCATACCTCTCCAAAGGTTGTATACTTGTTTTGCACATTTAACTACTCGTAATACATGATCAACATATCCACCTTCAAATGCATTATGATAATGATCAAAACTAGAAGCTGGTTGTAAAGATATTCTATCTTCTAAATCTGTATACATTGCTAGAAGTTTTTCTTTTCTTTCGCCTTCGAAGTTGTCTTTTATAATTTGTAAAAGATCGTTATAATTCTGTACTATTTGTTCTGCTGTTAATTTCATATTATATTATTTGGTCTATTATTCCTAATTGTTTTGCTTCTTCTGCTGTTAAAAACATATCTGATCTCATATGTTCTTTCCAATATTCTGCATCTTTATTTGTACGTTCAGCTAATAAAGAATATACATGTTTTTCTAAATTTTTAACATTATCTAAATATGCTGTTATATCAGACATTTTACCTCCAAGAAAACTAGATGATTGATGGAACATCATCGTCGATCGTTTACTCATCATTCTTGTACCAGTACCACATGTTAAAATAACAGCAGCTGCTGAAAACGCTTTACCTCTGCAAATAGTATTTACTTTAACATCTAATGATTCCATATAATCTATTATAGCAAACATTTCATGTACATCTCCGCCAGGCGAATTAATCATTAAATTAATTGGGGCTGTTTTATCTTTTCTATTTTGTAATAGATTTCTTGTACGGATTATTAAATCTGTTAATGTATGTTGGTTTATTTCATCGTTAAGAAATATTATCGAATCTTTAAAATCAACTAATGTCATTAATTGATTATTTAACGCTTCATATAGTTCACTATTTTTAGTGTCTATCTTTAAAGGTTCTTTCTTCTGTTCTTCTTCATATATACTCATATGTTAAATATATAAAATATTTTTCGTAATTCCAAATTTAATTTACCTTTTTCAATTGACGTTCTAATTTACGTAATTGTACGGTATTAGATCTTATATCTTTTTTAAATGTTGCCTTCTTAAGATTACCTCTAACCATAAGCATCTGTTCTAAAATTTTATCACGTAACGCAGATTTTTCTAATTTAGATAATTTTTTCTTTGGAGGTCTTGGTTTGGTTGGTTCTAATGTTCCTTTTAATTTAGGCTGTTCTTTACCTTTATGAAATACATTACCTTGTGGATCGACAAATTCAGTCATAAACTGCCATCCTCTAGGTCGACCTTTGGATACATATCCACCTTTCATCTCTGGAGGACCTACTGTTTTATTAACACATTTGTAACATAATACTGCAGTTGAATTAGGACTAACCTCAGACCATTTATTACACCTAGGGTGTTTTGATAAAAATTGCCATCCCCAATAATTAGTATCTTCAATACTATTTCTACATACCATATGTAATGTACCGTTAATTTTTTTTGTTTTAAACTTATGTGTAACTTTTTTCTTTCTTGCCATAACTTATTATTTTAATTCACTATTAAATTATACCCACTTATTTGTTCTTTTATTATATATTTTTCCTTTATTTGGGTCTTCTGATTTTTCCTGATAAATATCTTCCTTAGGTGTTGATAATATTTTTTCATTTCTTTTTATCATCTCTTCCTGATCATAATGCAATCCATCATTGCCATTTTGGCCGATTATATTCATCCTTCCTTCTGCTTCTTCTTCTTCTAAAACTTCTATCCAAGCATCTAATCCTGTCTTCTTTTTTAATTTTTCTTGATTATGTTTTACTCGTTGTTTCATTTCTTCTGAAGGTCGATTGATTGGATATGGCTTATTAAATTCCATTCCTTTTGGTACAGACATCACCACCTTTGGTTTTATTTGAGCAAATGCCATATTGGCAGCTATTACCAATGCAATTGCAAGTGGGTCAAATACAAATATAATTAAAAGTAAAAACCAGTTAACAACTTGACCCATTGGATATCCGGTTGTTTCTGCTAGATATTTTAATGGACCTAATTCTCTTTGTTCTTCATTACCCATTTCTAAATTTAATAAATCCGTATCAAGTCTTAAGATAGAATCTTGTACAGCTTCTAACTTTAAGTTTATATCATTTCTATCCTTGATTGTATTATCTAATTCTTTTTGCAATGCCCTTCTAGTTGATGAAGAAGTAGTTGTAATTACTTGTTCAGCCTCTTTGTCATAATATGATACAGAACCGGGGTTTGATAAAGACTTTCTTAGATCAGAAATAGTTGAATTCAATTGTGTTTTTTCAATTGTTAAATCTGTTTTGTTTTCTTCGAATCTATTTTGTTTGGTTTCTAATACAACTAATGATTTATCTAAAAATTCAGATTTAGTAGCTGTCTCTTGATATGCACCTGACAAGAAACCATATATACCACCAGATGTAATTAATATCAAAATAAAACATGCTATAGATAAATACGCTCGCAAGCCTTTATTAATCGAATCCCAATATTGATATAATAGAGATGCAACTACTAATTTAGCAAATTCTAATGATCCGGCCATTATAATTACCTGTGTACTTGCTCCTGCAAATAACTTACTTAATCCAAATACTGAGTAAAACGCTGCTGAACCTGAAACTGCTAGTGCAGATAATGCAATCAGAAATGGAAAAAGTCTTTTTTTCATTTTAACTACCCGATACTCGGCTCTGAATAGCTTTTAATCGCTTTCTCATCTGATCAAATCTTCTTCTTGCTTCTGCTGGATCAATTGACATTTTACGTTTAACTGCTTGGTCCATAATCATCACCATATTATCGACTTCATCGAGCCATTTTAATACATTGTCTTTGTCTTTCATAATAAAACTTTTTTATTTTTATATTCATAAATATTACGATACTCTAAAAGTGCCAATTCTTTTGCTTTAGCTTCTATTACAATATCTAATTCTAGACCATATGTATTAATTTCATCTACAATATAATCTGAATGTGCTTGTGCCCTAATCTTAGGGTCTTGGAATTCTCTAGCTCTACTTTCTGAGTAATGTGTACATTGTCTAACATGTTCAGGCCATGTAGATGCAGCTAATCTTAATGCTTGTTCTTCTGATAACTCATCTGGATGGAATGAATGATGATGGTAATCGAATGTAATTGGAATGCCTATTTCTTTATGAAAGTAATCATATATCATTCGAGTTGACCACATACTAGGTTTATCATCATTTTCTAATACCAATCGTTTCTTACAATTATCAGATAACTTATGCCAACCATCAATCCATCGTTTTGATGTACCGTCAAAATCTCCTCCATATGAACCACCTACATGGATATTTATTTTATTTTCAAATGAAGGTTCAAATCCCATTATATCAAATGTTTCTGAATGACGTTCTAAACTAATCAAAGTACGTCTTACTACTTCAGGATTCGGAGAACCAAGAACATTAAATGGTCCAGGATGAGTTGTTATTCGTATACCATGTTTTCTAGCATACTCACCACATTCCATTAGTTTAGTAGATATATCTTTAAACTGAGGCAATTGATGTAGTTCATAATGATCATGCCAAGGAAATAATTCAGAGCCTAATCTAAACAATTTAATGTTATGGTCATTGTTCCATTGTAGGTAATGTAAAAGGTCATTGGCATTAAGTAATGTCCTTTCGCCTAATAAATGTAAGTCCCAATCGGATGGATTGTCAGACCCATTTTGCCAAGTTGCTTTTCTAGCTGTTCTAGATGTTGTTACTCTACCTCCGGCCTTTTTTGGTCGGTTAGTTAATGTCATGTTAACACATGCATAACCTAATCTTACTTTTTCTTTCATATATTAATATAATAAATTTATCTCGTAATTCCTAAACATTTCTTCCATTTTCAAAAACATGTTTTATTGTCGGAAACCTTAAACTTAAACCACCTTCTTGATTTTTAGTTTCTTCAAAGTATTGAACGGTAATTGTTTTACCAATAATCAATTCTGGATTAGCTTCGTACTTTAATCGTTGCTCTTGATTCCATCCGGAACCTACTTTTACTTCATGACCTTTATGGTTAATATAAGCTTGAGCCATCATTCTAACTGTAACCTCTTTGCCGTCTCTGATAATTCTATGATCTTCAAAATCTATACTTTCAACAACATATTCAGCATCATAAAACTTCTTTACCTTTAATAAGTTTTGAGATCTCTTACCTTCATATCCGACATTCTTTCTTAACATAACTCCTTCATAACCTTGTTTCTCAGCATCTGCTTTTAACTTAGCAAAATGATCATCGTCACTAACAACTACTTGATCTAAAACTGATAATGAATTATTATTGTTAAGCATATTTTCTAATTTAGCAAATCTAGATATTCTTCCTGCCAATGTCTTTTCACTTTCTTTATTATCAAATTCTTGTAATGTTAAATAATCAAACATTACATATTTAGGATTTTTTATTGTATGATTTTTTCTTTTAATTTGTTTCATTATACCTTGAAAATCTTCGTTACCATTTTCATCCATTAAACAAATTTCGCCATCGAATACAATTCCTCTTAGACCTAATACTTTAACAGCATCTTTAACAACTTGTAATGTTTCAAACTCATTACCTACTCTAGAATAACATTTAACTCCTCCATCTAATCCTACTATTGTAATACATCTTACACCATCCAATTTTCTAGACGCAAACCATACATCATTCCAATCAACTCGTTTAGGATCAAATTTATTTGCTAAAGCAACATCAAAGGTTGGAATTAAATTTGGAATAACTTTATTGATGACTGATTCTGAAGCTCTTATTTCAAGGTTTCTATCTATAATAGAGAAAATTAAATCTTCATATTTTTGATTTGTTGCTATAAGTCCATTTACCATTGCAATTGCATCATGTCCGGTATATGTTCTATTATTCAAATCATCTAATAATTCAAATATACTCTCATATATGAGGTTCATATCACATAAATCGGCATTCTTTTTACAATTTTTACTGGTCAAATAATACTTTTTATATGGGTCTAAGGCATAATTTAAAGCCTTTTTAATGAACTCATCGTTCTGAATAGACCCAATAATAACCTTTTTCTC